ATTCGGTGACGAACACCCACAGGCCATCGGCGCGGTAGCAAACGCGCCCGCGACTTTTACCTGACCGGGCAAGGAATGTTTCGATCGCGGTGACGAACACGGCAGCGGTCAGGCTCGATTGTCGCCGACGACCTGCAGGCGATCGTCGTCGATCTCGATCAGGGCATTGGCACCCGATACCCTGATATGGCGAAGCGCCATGCGGCGGCATTGGTCGTCGGTGTTGATCTGACGTTCGACCCAGCGACACCATTTGGGATCAGCCAGCGCTACCCGTTCGGCCTCCAGCAAACCGATATCGTGGTCGGTGCGTAGCTGCTTGATGAGGTGAATCCAGCGGTTGCGACGTCCCTCCTTCATTGACCGACTCCGACTGTATCGACCTTGCCCGTGGCACGCTCGACCCAAGCCATGCCGCCTCCGCCAAGGGCGTCGTGAGCCGGGTCCCAGAAATGCACGATCCAATACTTGCCCCGGGCTTCCACCCGATAACGAACGTCGTGCCGCGGGTCGGCGAACGCGCTACCAAAGCGGTCGCGGAGAACCGCCTCCGCGCGCCGTGCCGCTTCGGCTTGATCGACCGGACCGGTTGTCGTGCAAGCGACTGGCAGGAGCGATAGACAGATAAGGGCGAACTTCATCGCTCCAATGTGCCGCAAAAACGGCGATCCTTCCATTCATAGAACCAATTCGACCACGTTTTGCGGTGCCGCCGAGGTGCCCGGCAAAGGAGAACCACATGCCCAAGGGCGGCGTGCAAGCCAATGTCACCTACAGCTGGGGCAACAGCAGCAACGAGAACGCGTGGGGACCGTTTTCGCCCGGCTTTCCACTCAACCCTGTCGTGCAGCAGCCGGTGCGCGGCTACGATTTCAAGCCCAATATCAACGCGACGCTGCAGCCGCGCGCCTATGAGCAGACCGGGTTTCCGGCGCTGCGCGCGTTCGCCAATGTCGAGCTGGTGCGGCTGGCGATCGAGACGCGCAAGGATCAGGTCGAGCGGCTCGAGTGGCAGATCAAGCCGGTCGACGGCGCCGTCAAGATCGCCGACGATCCGCGCATCGTCGAGCTGACGCGGTTCTGGCGCAAGCCTGATGGCGTCACGCCGTTCGCGACCTTCATGCGATCGAGCCTGGAAGATCTGCTGACACTCGACGCACCCGCGTTCGAGAAACGGCGCAATCGCGGCGGCAAGCTGATCGCGCTGGAGATCGTGCCCGGCGATACGATCCACCCGATGGTCGACGACACCGGGCGGCGGCCGCGCGGGCCGACCGACATTGCCTATCAGCAGGTGATCAAGGGAGTCGTCTGGGCCAACCTGACCAATGCGGACCTGCTCTACGTGCCGCGGAACGTACGACCGCATCACCTTTATGGCTTCGGGCCGGTCGAGCAGATCGTCGTCACGATCAACACCATCCTGCGGCGCCAAGCCGCGCAGTTGAGCTATTTCACCGAAGGCAATGTGCCGGCGGGCTTGCTCAACGCGCCCGAGGGGTGGGACGCGGCGAAGATCCAGGAATTGCAGCAATGGTTCGATGATCGAATCGCGGGCAATGCCGCCGAGCAAAACAAGCTGATCTGGGGACCGCACGGATCGCAATTCACCGCGTTCAAGGCGGCGCCGATCAAGGACGAGTTCGACGAATGGCTCGCGCGGATCGTCGCCTTCGCCTTTTCGCTGCCCCCTACCCCGTTCGTGCGCCAGATGAACCGATCGACCGCGATGGAGGACCAGGAGCGCTCGCTCGAGGAAGGGCTCGAGCCGTTGCAACTATGGATGAAGCGCTGGATCGACGACGTGATCCAGATCGAGTTCGGATACACCGATCTGGAATTCGCCTTCGTCAAGGCGACCAGCATCGACCCGCAGGTGCAATCGGAGATCGACGACCGCGACTTGCGCAATGGGTCGAAGGCGATCGACGAGGTGCGGCATGCGCGGGGGGATGACCCGTTGCCGGACGGGCTGGGCGCGAAGCCGATGCTGTACACAAGCGCAGGGGCGGTGTTGCTGGAGGATGTGGCGGCGGGGGTGATGGCGGAACCAACGGAAGGCTGAACCGCACGCGTGGTGACGCGGACTCCGTTAGCCGCGCCTGCCGCGGAAGATCGTCCAGCCGGCGAAGACGAACGACGCCAGCGCACCGAGCATCAGGACAAGCGCGGCAATATGATATTTCGCACGTTCGGGTGAGATCCCATTCGCCCCAAACGGCGCGGCATCGCCCTGGGCCTCCAGCGAGCGACCGACGAAATAGAGACCCGTGGCAACCGCCAGGAAGATGAGCGGCTTGAATTTCATGTCTTGCCCCCGTGCCGACGTTCCGACCGCCCCCGCGATCCGGCCAAAGCGAGACTAACGCGACTGTGCGCGGAAGCCAAACAAGAGCCGTATCAAGACTCCCTCACATCCCGAAAGGACAGCCATCGCATGACGCGGTTTCGCCAGTTCGGCGCGATCACCAAGGTCGAGGATCAGGAAGACGGCACGATCAAGGTCTGGGGTGTCGCCTCGTCCGAGACGCGCGACCAGCAGGGCGAGACGATCACCGCCGCGGCGATGAAGGCGGCCTTGCCCGATTACGGTCGCTTTCCGGCGCTGCGCGAGATGCACGAACCGAGTGCTGCCGGGCGCGTGGTCGAGGCCGAGGTCGACGATCACGGCATCACCCAGATTTGCGCGCACGTCGTCGATCCGCTGGCGATCACCAAAGTACGTGCCGGCGTCTATGCCGGCTTCTCGATCGGCGGGAAGGTGCTGAAGCGCGACACCGCCGATCGCAGCGTGATCACCGCGCTGAAGCTGGTCGAGATCAGCCTGGTCGACAGTCCGTGCAACCCCGACGCCGTCATCAACATGTGGAAGGCCGATATGGATTATGTTCCGAGTGGCGACGAGGTGGTCGCGAAGGCCCGCGAGCTGGCCGAGGATGCGGGATCGCGGCGGTACAAGGACTTCCTGTTCAAGGCGCGCGAACGGCTGATCGCCGCGGCGCTGGCGAGCGACCTGGGCGACGATGATGACGAAGACCAGGACGAAGATCGCGACCCGGATGCGGGGGCAGCCCAAGCCGATGGCGACGACGACGCTCCAGCGGCGGATCCAGACGGCGGCAAGCCGGACGACCAGGACACGCAGCCGCCCGCCAAGCCCGGAGACAGACCGGCGGCAAGCGAGCAGCCCTCTGCCCGACCCAAGCCCGGCGAGCAGCCAGCCGCCAAGCCGCAACCGAAACCCAAGCCGAAGTCAGCCGACCCGCAAGCCGACCTCGATGCCGACACCGACACCGACACCGACAATTCCGACGCGCCGCGCGATGGCGATGCACCCGCCGATGCCGACGACGACGCACCGCCGCCTAAGCGCAAGGCCAAGCCGGCGCCGGATAGCAAGGATCGGGTAAAGCGTGTCGCAACCGGCGGCGATGCCGGCAACGACACCGATGACGCCCAAGCGGATGATGCCGGGGCAGCCCAAGCCGATGCCGATCGCGTCCAGGCGGCACACGATCACCTCGTCGCGCTGGGCGCGCAATGCTGCAAGGAAAATTGCGGCGACGCGGACCAGCCGCCGGCTGACGCTGCCGGCCGTCCTCGCCCGCAGACTGCGCCGCCCGCTCCCGATCCCGACGAGGATACCGAGAAGCTGCGGCGCGGCAACGCGCTGGGCGACGCCATGATGGCCGACCTCGCCAAGCGCTTCGGCGACACGATCACGATGCTGAACGCGACGATCGGCGATTTGACCAAGCGGCTGGAGCAGGTCGAAGCCGAGCCCGCTGCGCCCAGGACCGCAGTCGGGCCGTTGCGCGCGGTAAGCAAGGCCGAGGACGCCTCGCCCAATTCCGCCAATGGCGCGTCGGCGATCAGTGCCGATGAGCTGAAGAAAGTGATCGACACCCTGCCTGAGCAGGAGCGCGGCCAGTTCCTGCTGCGCATCGCCTTGTCCAACCCGACCCTGGTCCACGCGGCCCGCGCAGCCGCCTGAACCTGTCGCCCGCGCCATCGCGCCCGGGCCTTACTCCTGCGCCTATCCAAAGGACGGATAGCAATGACCAATTTGACTCCCGACGAGATCAAGAAGTCGCTCGTCTCCAGCCTGTCGAACCCCGACGAGAATATTTCGCGCGCCATCATGCTGATGGCGGGCGGACGCCCCGACATGGTCGAAAAGGCCATTTCCACCGGCACCGGCCTGGTCGCCTATGACCTGCAAGCGCCGGCCAAGAACCTGTATCCGGTCAACACGCCGATCATCAAATCGCTGCCGCGCGTCGGCGGTGGCGGCGGCACCGCGACCAACTGGAAGTCGGTCACCGCACTGACCGGCTCGGGCTTCGACAACACGCCCTGGGTGCCCGAGGGCCAGCGCGCCGGGCAGATGGCTTACACCACCGCTGACCGCGCGGCGCCGTATCGTACGCTGGGCGAGGAAGACCAGGCGACGTTCGAAGCGATCTCCGCCGGTCGCACGTTCGAGGACATCAAGGCGTCGATGACGCAGCGCCTGCTGCAGAAGACAATGCTGAAGGAAGAAGCCGGGGTGATCTTCGGCAACGCCTCGCTGGCGCTGGGCACGCCGACGGCGCCGACATTGAGCGCGGGCGGCACTGGATCGACCTTGCCGGGATCGGTGACCTATTCGGTAATCGTCGTCGCGCTGACGATGGAAGGCATGCGCAACAGCACGTTGTCGAACGGTGTCGCGACGTCGAAATCGGTGACCGGCGCCGACGGCAAGAGCTTCTCGATCAACGGCGGCTCGTCGATGAAGTCATCGGCGGCGAGCCAAGCGACGACCGCCGGCCAGGCGCTGTCGTGCAGCGTCCCGGCGATCCAGGGCGCGGCGGGCTATGCCTGGTTCGTCGGCACCGCGGGGAGCGAGAAGCTCGAGGCGATCAGCTCGACCAACAGCGTCGTGTTCTCGAAGCCGCTGGCCGGCACGGGACAAGCGGCGAGTGCGGTCAGCGCGGATTGTTCGACCAACTCGACCGCGTTCGATGGTTTGCTGACCACAGCGCTGAAGCCGGCGTCGGGCGCGTACGTCAATTATCTCGCCACGGGCACGCCTGGTGCGGGCACTACCCTCACCTCTTCGGGCCAGGGATCGGTGACCGAGATCGATGTGATGATGCAGTCGATGTGGGACAATTATCAGTGCTCGGTCGACGTGCTCTATGTGAACAGCCAAGAGCAGCGGAACATCACCAAGAAGGTGCTGGCATCGGGCAGCGCGTCGCTGCTCAATTACTTCCAGGATCCGAAGGCGGGCGAAGTCGCGCTGACCGCCGGCGGCGTGGTCGAATATTATTACAATCCGTACCTCAACAAGAAGATCCCGATCCGCCTGCATCCCAATGTGTCGGCGGGGACGATCCTCGGCTGGGCGGGCGACTTGCCGGTCCAATATCAGTCGAGCGAAGTGCCCAATGTCGCGGAAATGAAGGTACGCCGCGATTATTATCAGATCGACTGGCCGATCACGACTCGCGCCGAGATGTCGGGTGTGTACGTCGAGGAGACGCTGGCGGTCTATGCGCCGTTCGCGATGGGCGTGATCGCCAATATCGCCAACGGCTGATCCTTCTCCCTCCCGGGCGCCCACCCCTTGTTCCCGGGCTTTCCTGGCCCCGCCGCGATGACCGGCGGGGCCTTTTCATTTTCCGAGAGGAGACGCCGATGGCCGACAATCCTTCCCCGGGCCGCACGCCCAAAGCGGCGGTCGCTGACACCGTCACGATGCTCCATGAGGACGGCGCCGGGTGCAGCTGGCGCGGGCAATCGTTCGCGGCCGATGCCAAGGGCGTCGTGACCGTGCCGGTCGCGGCGGCGGCCGAATTGCTTGCGCACGGCTTCAGCTTCATGGGTCGATGACGTCATGGCGGCGGGCGACCTCACCAATCTGTCAGCGGTCAAACGCTGGCTCAATATCTCAAGCGACAATGACGACGCGCTGCTGACCGATCTGGTCACCCAGGTGTCCGCGTTCGTCGAGAATACGATCCAACGTACCGTCCTGACGGCGACGCATGTCGAGACCTATCGCGGTACCGGTGGATCGCGATTTCTGTTGCGGAATTGGCCGATCCAGTCGGTGATGTCGGTCGAATGGGGCGAGACGCGGATCGACACTGTGGTCGACGCGATCGGTAACGCGTCGGGCGTTGCGACCGATGGGCGCAGCCTGATTCTGGTCGGATCGCGCACGCCATATGATCGGCCGGTACGGGTGACCTATGTCGCGGGATATGACGCGGTGCCTGCCGATCTGATGCTCGCGGTCACCGAATTGGTCGGCGAGGCCTATTCGGCGCGCACGCATATCGGTGAGACCAGCCATGCGAGTTCGGGCGCGACCACCGTCGCGTTCAGCCGCGAGGCGATGCACCTGGCGGTGCTGGCACGGCTCAACAATTACATGTTGGCGGCGCCGTTATGAGCGTGACGCTGGATGCCGAGGCGCTGAGCGCTGGGCTCGACCGGCTGTCGTCGCAAGTATCGGCGGCCGTCCAGGCCAAGGTGACGGCGGCCACCGCCGAGCTGCAGCGACATGTGATCGACGACAAGCTTCACAGTCAGATGTTGAACGCGCGCACGGGTCGGCTGGCAAGCGCGGTCGAGCGCACGATCGAGGTCGAGGGCGACAGCATCGTCGGCGAGATACTCGTCAACGATAGCGTACGTTACGCAGCAATTCTGGAACATGGTGGCAGCACGGCGCCGCACGACATCATGCCCGACAAGACCAAGGCGCTCGCCTTCGCGGCGGGTGGTAAGCATGTTTTCGCGCGGGTGGTTCACCATCCCGGATCGCGTTTTCCGGCGCGTCCCTATCTGGCTAGCGCGCTGAATGACGAGGCTGAAGAGATCGCCGCGGCGCTGAAATCGGCAGCAATCACGGCGGCGCAGGAGGCGATCGGATGACCAGTCGCAACCAGCTGTTCGATGCGTTGCTGGCGCTCGGCGACGTGCGTTGGGGCAATGACGAAGGCTTCGTCGAACGCTCGCGCCGGCTCAAGATGTGGGACAAGGCACCGGTGCCCGGATTGTACCAGATCGAGGGTACCGAGACGGTTGCCTCGCTCGATGGGCAGCTCGACAAGCACAGCCTGCGCGCCAGCTGGATCATCTATCATCGCGGCGGCAAGGACCAAGCGGCGACCCCCGCAGAAACCAGCAACGCGATCCTCGACGCGATCGAGGCGGCGTTTCGCCCCGCGCTTCCCGGTGCGCGGCAGACGCTCGGCGGGCTCGCTTATCGGGCATTTATCGACGGCACGATCCACAAGGACAATGGCGACCTGGACGGTCAGGCCATGCTGATCGTCCCCATCACCATCATCCTTCCCTGACGATAACGGAGACACCAATGGCACGATCGCAATCCGCCGCGGCCGATACCGATCCCCCGACGCCGACGGCGGACGGCGATCCGGCGACCTCACCTTCGCCGCTGTGCTTCGCGGCGCCGGCCCATGTCAGCGCGATCACGCTGTCGACCGAGCGCGAGATCCATGTCGAGGACGGCGTGCTTACCCTACCCGACGACCTGAGCGACGATGAGTTGCGCCAGATCGTGCGCGCGGGCTTCGCCGCCACGTAGTTACCAATCACTTTCAACGACGAACGCCAATGCCCGCTTCTTGCGGGCTTTTTATTGGAGAATTGGCATGGCCATGTACAATTTCGGTGCCGGGGTGCTGTGGGGCACGCCGACCTTTGACGCAACGGGCGCGGCGATCGCCAACCCCACGCCGCTGATGCTGGCGGTGACGCAGGAAGTATCGATCGACATCAGCGGTGACATCAAGGAGCTGTACGGCTCCAATCAGTTCCCGGTCGCGGTCGGGCGGGGCAAGATGAAGATCACCGGCAAGGCCAAATACGGCCAGTTCAACGGCGCGGTCATGAACAGCCTGTTCTTCGGCCAGACGGTGACGTCGAACCTGTACAGCATCGTCAACGACGTCACCGGCGCCACGATTCCGGCGACGCCCTTCACGATCACGCCGACCGTGCCGGCCAGCGGCACCT